GACGGAGATGAGAAGTGAGGTCGAAAACAGAGACAAAATAAAAATAGATAAAGAAAAAGTAAGTATAGTTTCCTGGATAAATGGTATATACATATTTACGAATAGACAAGAATACGTATTACATTCTATACATATAGTTATATATAAGAGAATAATCATGATAGTCCGTTATACTTCATCTCTTTATTCATTTTTAGACGGCTTGTCAAGCTGATAATATAGTTTATTGTTAGTTTCTTTTACTTTTGCCTTCATAATTACTTTGTTTTATTCATCTAACTTGATATGTGTAATCCCTTTCTCTTTCAGCTCAGCCAATATCATCTTCACTAAGTCGTAATACTTTCGATTCTGAAAAACAATATTAAAAGCGTCTTCTGCATCGTTATGATATTCTTGAACATAATTTGTGATTGCTTCTTCGAACGCATCGCAGTCAACTCCTTCGTAGTAGTCGATGAAGTCGATAATTGACGTCAGCTCGAAGCATTCCTCATGGCCTTTGAAAGACCAGACATCGCCACAATCTTTATTGAACTGTTTACGGTATCTTTGTCCTTTGTGAATTATGCGATTGCACAATTCGCAACGGTGCTCTTTTCGTGCTGTTAATGTTGTTTCGCTTACAATCTCCATACGCTAATCAACTAATTTTACTGCTGCATCATACTCATCCCATGGACTAAGCATGGGCATTAGGATAATGCGTATGTCATCGTTTAAAACAAATTCATTAGCTGCTCTATTAGGGTTATGTGTTAACTTAACAGAGGTTATTCCAAGAAAATCCAGTGCAAGCTTTAGTTTATTAATAATCCTTGCCCTAAAGCAAGCGTTGCCAATATTTATAACGGCATCTTCATCTGTAATCTGCTTTCCTGTCTTCTTGGTTCTTTCGGGCTCAATCTCTCCAGTACCATCACATACTGGGCAATCAGATTCATGTTCGTGTGTATGTCCGTGAATGTCCATATACTCCCAAGTAACATAGCCACTTCCGTTGCAATCTTCACACTCAACTGCATCTTGAATGACAATTTCTTCATCAGTTTTAGGACACTCATCCAATGCTTGATTTACAGCCTCTAAAGTGATTTTCTTATTGCAAGGGCCCTCTAACTTTGGAAAACCTAACTTCTTTTTGGGGTATTCATTAGTAAGAGCTTTTGGATTTATCCGAATAAGGACAACTCCATCAGAACTCCAGACCTCATTGTAGTTCGTGTTGAAAAAAGGTTCAGTAAGTATCTCTTTTATGTGGGTTTTATCACAGAACTTATCTAATAGTTCCGCTTCATTCTTTATTTTCATAATTCATTTACTTTTAATCTACTAATTCAAAACTGTATGCTACTACCCATGGATTACTCTCCCACGTGCCTTTGCCATTGATTTTATCAATTAAGTCTGCGTAGGCTCTTTGAGGAGAAGAGAAAAATTTAAGAATATTGTCATACATATGTCTCACTTTATGTTTGACAGCGAAAAAGTAAGCATCCTCTCCAATAATTGATAATGATTCAATAAATATTATACCTTCCTTAAGGCAATCTTCTTTTGAAATATCTTGTAAGCGTTCAAACTTTACATCTGTAATTCTGATGTGGTGGGGGAGCAAATCAGCCCTAACGAACATTTTATTCGTCCAGCCTGCGCTTTCTGTCATAAAATTACCGTCTACCATCTCAAAGTCAGCATTAGGGTAAACTTCTTTGTAGCATTGTGCTATTGCCACAATCTCACCAACTTCATAATGTGGTTTCCAGCTTCCTAATATGCCTCCATTTTCATCAACCAAATCCACGCATTGTGTACCTGCATTGTTAGTAAGCACATTGAAACTATACACTTCTTTACCATTGCAAGTTTTAGGCACTTTCAGTAACCGCCTTGTCATGGTCTTCATTCCGTAAAGCACTGCGTGCGTAAGGAGGTACTTGTCTGAAAACATTATCTTTTTCATACGCTTTTCTTGATTAGTTCTGGGTTATCGTGGATATTTCCGATAACGCGAACACTGAACTCGCGCATCATATAGCCCATATCGGTTGTATCTATTGGTGTAGGGCTAAATTCGGACTGCATCCTAAAAGCACCATCATAGTATATTACCTTTGCTTTTAGTTTCTCTCCAATGATGACTACATCCCCCTCAAATATTTTAACTCCGTTCTTGTCAGTCAATCCTGTGTACTGCCCGATTGTGTCAGGGCTGACAGCATAAAGAATACATGCCTCTTTCCACGACTTAGGTACACAGACGCTGATACAAGGTACATTACTCGGTGCTGTTAGTCCATAGTTGAACAAATGTCCGTAAAGCCATACTCCTATACCGATAGATTTCCCTCTGAATAAAATTTCTCTGTTCATATTACTTACTGAATAAAAAATGATACAAAATAACTGCGGTCGCAA